ATAACCGCCTGACGTAATATTTGTATTATCTAAATCGAAACTAACCTCAGAATTATCGCCAGTGCCAACATTCTCGTCAATAGCTCTAAGTCCCAATCCTGATTTTTGTATGAATTGTAAATTTGTTGCATATGCCATTGTATCACCATATCTTATATACTAATAATATTGAACAAAGTCCAACTATTAATCCTAATGCTGTTGACGCTATCCATCTATTAAGCATTACTTTGCCATTCGTTTTTATCACGTGTTCTTCAATGTCCTCTAATTTCTTGTAAATGTCCTTGTTAGTAATTTTCATGAATGTTCTATCTGGCATGGTAATCCCCCAATTTAAGTTTATTAACAACGACTCCTTCCTTACCACACCATTCAATATACTTATCTTGTGCGTCATGAAAATCGTCAGTATGATAACGAGTAAGTTTAGCTTTGGAAAACATTTTACGAGCTTTAGTGTGTTTGCTTTTGTTCTTTTTTGCTCTAACCCAAGTGTCACTATATTCTTTAATGTCTTTCTTAAGTTTTGCATGAACTTCTACATCCCACCAAGGTACTTTCTTATCATCAATCTTCTTCCACACAGGTAGATAATCATCATGCTTATCGCTATATTTAACTACTAAATACGCTTTGAGTTTAGACCTATCTTTTACCCACTTGTCGTCGATTAATGGTTGTGTCTTGAATAACCTTACAATTTTATTCTTTGCTTGGTTCTGTCTTAGACTCTCCACCTTCTTCATTGTCATTTTCCACCTTCACAGGTTCAGCTTTAACTTCGCTTATTACACCTGTCTTTTCATCAATGCTGTATTGTTTTGTTGTGTCTAATTTAAATTCTTTTAATTTCTCTACTACAAACAAGTTCATTTCTCGTGTTGCCATTTTGACCAACACTTGGTTTGCCATAATAGCTTGTTTTCTAATGTTCAACTCCTTTAATGTTTCTTCTTCTAATTTTAATTCCGTCATTTTATATCACCTATTTTATATTACAGTCCTTGCTGTTTCTTTCCACACAGATCCATTATACACTAATGTTAATGTATCACCAGCAGCAGTTGCAAAATCCACTGAACCTAATAATGCAAATTGTGCTCCTGCTCCTCCTGTTGCTTGTTTTACAATTGGGTTTGAATCAAATTGTAATGTTATGAATGTTCCTGCGGTCACACCAGTTGGAACTGATAATGTATTTATTTGTACTGCTCCTGTGATGTCAAAGTAATTCCCTGTTGTTGTTAATGTTGCATCGTTAGCTGAAGCAACGTCTGTTCCTTGTGTGCCGATAACCATTACACCCATGATAACTCCACCTTTACCAGAACTAATTAGTGAATTATCCTGATTATGTGTTATTGCCAAATATTGTGTATTATCAGTATCTGGGTCGGTTGCACTATGAATAAATATTGTTGGATTTACTTCTGCAGCATGGTCATGATCTGTATTTCCATTTGATTGATTTGTGAATATTATAGAATTAGCAACAACTCCTAATCCTGCAACAATTGTGTTCTCTGTAGCTTGAACTGTTGACCAATCCCATGATGCGTCAAAACTGCTCCCAAATACAATACCTTTATTATCATCTAATCTGATATGACTTTCCGTAGCAATAATTCCTTTTCCAGAATTTAACACTGCATTTCCAGTATTATGACTCAAACTTAACCATTGGTCGTTTGCTGTATCTGGGTCAGTCGCACTATGAATGAATAATGTTGGGTCTGTGCTTGGTGTTTCGTGGTCGTGGTCTTTAGCCGCATTAGATTCACTGGTTATAATCATATGATGATTTGCAAAACCATCTGTGGCAGTTAAACAAAACTTAAGACCATCGTCTACCCCTTGTCTAATACTACCATAAGAACCACCACTAAAAGTAAAAGTTCCATAGAATGAAGCCAATCCGTCAAACCAAGCAGTTCCATCAACTTCTAACTCTCCAGAAACCATTAAATCACCTGCTGATGGTGTTAAGTGTCCTGGTTCTGTAGTTCCAATCTTAACTTCTCCACCACCAGTAGTAATATCAAAACTATCAGTTGCTGCGGTATAATTCAAACTACCCCATTGTGTATTGTCACTATCAGGGTCTGTTGAAGAATGTATAAATAATGTTGGATTAGTAGTAGTTGCGTGGTCGAAGTCTTTTGTAATTGAACCACTCTCACCAATCACTAACTGTCTACCTTGGTCAGAACCTAACAATAAAACGCTCTGGTCATTTGCAGTATCAAAATCCCAAAATACACTTGCTGCACCTTGACCACCCATTGCTAAAAGTGTGTTTGCAGCGTATGCAACATTCCCACCAAAACTACAAATGTTTAAATTAGTATTAACTGTAAATATATCGCCTGTATCTCCATCTTTTCTAACTAATAATGCCTCTGTATCAGTAACGTCAATAATTATTGTACCAGAAGTTACTGTATCTACTACTTCAGTATCTCCAGTTACTGTTAAATCGCCATTGACTGTAAGGTCACCAGTTGTACCTTCTATTGTTGCTCGGACAGTTACGTTCCCGCTACCATCCTCTACAAATTTACTCCATTCTCTTTGGTTTAATGCTGTTGGTAATGCCATTTTATTTCATTATGATACTACTACCCTTACAGCTATATCACCAGCTGCATTTTCAACAAGTTTGTCGTGTTCTAATTGTGATCTTGGTTTATCTGAAGCGGTAAATACTCCCGTAATACCTACTAATCTAACTGTAACTTCAGAACTAATTTCAACAAACTTGCCCTTTTCTCTATCCATTAAGCTTGTGGGTAATACCATTTTATTCCTCCTTAACTTGTATGTTTATTTTATGTGACCGCAATTCGGGACTGCATGCCACAATGTAATAATTATTTTTTCTTAACTCCTTTCTTCTTCACAGGTTTAATATGTTTACTAAAAACAGGTCTACCTATAGCTTTTGAAAGTTTATCTAAATCTTCTTGTGTACTATGTTTTCCTAACTTTAATCCACCTTTTATAGTTGGCATTTTGTTTTACCTCCGTGTTTGATAATAATAAAAAAAAAAATATCATAAATTAACTATGATATTGCCATTGAATAATAACAACCCCTGTTGCTAAGATTGATGCACTTGCACCAGACCAGTTAAACGCTGCATTATAATGCAATGTTTTGGTATCACTAACCGCGTTAAATGAAATACCAGCCATAATTGTTCCTGCTGTGTTTATAGTCATATCATTTATTGTGGGTGTTCCATTAACATCTGCTGCTGCTGAACCATTGATATAGTCTTCGAAGGTTGCTGTTCCACCAAGAACTGCTACAGCTCCTGTTCCAATAACGCTTCCAATACCTACATCAGGTGTGTCTGCTTGAACGGCTGCGTCACCAGCTAATGCTACATTTGCAGAAGTTACTGTGTGCACATGTGCCCCTACAGGGAATGTGTAAATCAAAGCACCTATTGCTAAATTTCCACCACCACCAATCTCTCCTAAATCCGCGCCAGTTAATGTTAAAATTGTGGTATGATTATATCCATCACCAAATTCAGCAGCTGTTACGTTTGTACCTGCCACACCTACATTTGCTTGATTAATAATTACTCCTGTAGTAAGTGCGCCTGCCACCCCATTATGTGAAACGGACGCTGCTGGTACTAAAGAACCAGTCCCATTCTGAACTTCAACAATTATTGACCCAAACTCTGCGCCTGCTGTAGCATCAAGAATTGACCCTGATAGTTTCGCATAAGTTGTATCTCCTGCCCCATCGTCGTCACCAATAAAGTTAACAATACCAACCTCGTCGCTTGCTGCTGGACTTGCACTTTTTTGTTGTAAGTTAAGTTCTGCACCAACTGCTCCATCTGCTGTTTCAATAATACTCGCGTCTCCACCATTACAAGTTAGGTCACCAGTCATGCCAATAGTTGTTACCCCTGATAAGCCACCAGCTGTTAATGTTGCTGTACCGTCTGTAAAGGTTGTTGAAGTAATACTAACTCCACCTGTTGCAGTTCCTGCTGTTGATGTAAATGTTCCATCGGTTACAGTTCCACCAGTGATAGTTCCTGTTACGTCTAAATCTTCATCGAATACACAGTTACCTGCGTCTACTTTAATTGCTTCAACATTTGTACCAGTGCAATTCACATAAATACCATATGCTCCTGCTACACCTGCACCTGTATTCTGTTCTACTGCTAAAACATTAGAAGTTGAACTTATATTTCCTGTGCTTGTAAATCTTACTAAATCTTCTCCTGCAGTTAATGCTCCTGAACCATCTATTGTGTGCCCATCAGTTACTGCATTGGATGTTTGTACAAAAGTACCTGTTACTGTTAAAGCGTCTGTTGATGCGTCTCCAAAAGTGAAGTCGCCTTCTACTGTAAAATCTCCTTCTACTGTAACTGCGTCCCCTTTGAACGTCCAGCTACGATTTTCTAATTGACTAATTCCAAATGCCATTTTTGTTTTTCTCCTTGTCTAATCAATATATGATTAGTTCCTTCACGATAAATTAAACGTGGTAAAAAATAAAAAAAATCAACATATTTATGCTGATTCTGGTGACCTTGCGATTACCCAACAATTTCTTACTTCGTTGTCAGTTCCACCACTTGGCAAAGTAATGCCTCCTGCGGTACTAACTACTGCGGTGATTAAACCATCTGTTGAATTCTGTACTGATGCTGACATAATATTGCCTGCATCACATACTGTTGAAAGGTCAATTGTGTCTGCTTGGTCAGCACTTGATGGTGTCACAATCTTATAAAGATTAACACTACCAAGAGTTGCTTCCACAGTCACAGTACAATTTGTTATTAATATTGCTGCCATTTTATTTTGCCTCCTATGCTGATTCTGGTGATCTAGCTAATACCCAACAAGTCCTTGCTTCGTCATCAGTTGCTCCAGGAATTGTAAGAACTCCTGCTGTTGAAACAACTGCTGTAAGTAATGAATCAGTTGATGCTTCAACAGATGCTGAGTAAATATTGCCAGCATCACATACTGTACTTAAATCAATTGTATCAGCGTCGTCAGCAGTTGCTGGAGTTACAATCTTATACATATTAACTCCTGGCATTGCTGCTTCAACTGTTACAGTGCAATCACCTATTGCTATTGCCGCCATTTTAAGCCAACCCTGTTCTTTCAGCCATCAATGCTTCAGCAGTTACAATCAAACTTCCATACCATTTTAGCATATATTTCTGACTGTCGTTGTTCTTTGCTAATTCTTCAAAAGTTGTGTCTTGTAGAACTGCTAAGAAGATATACCTTGTGTCAAGATATAGGATTTCTCTCTGAGTTGCTGTTATTGGCATGAACCTGTCCTTAATGAATAGTGCACCATCAAACATAAACGCATCAGGAATACCGAAGTCCATAGTTCCAGAAGGTCTCTCAATGTTTCTTTGGAAGTCCATTAATAATCCTTTGATAACATTGTGTGTATTTCCGTCTGTTACTACTAAATCAACCATACCATTTGCTTCAAATACAGTGTTCATATCAGTTCTGATTTGATCTAATGTAATTGCTGCTCCTGCATTTGCAGTTGTGTTTGTTGCGATTGCTGCTCTCAAACCATCAAATCCTAATGCGTTTGTTGCAACTGCACCATTAACAATTTCATTCTCTAAGATTTCATTCATACTTGCTGTTTTAACTCTAATATCTTCAGCTAGTAAATTCATAAAGCCCATTCCACTTGCCAATGCTGGTCCTGTTACTCTACCAACAACATATGCGAATTTCATGGTTGTGCTTGTTGCAGTCCATGTATCAACGTCCTCTGCTAATGCTGCATCGTCGCCTTTGAATCCACTTCCTGGTGTTGCTAATGTATAAGCACCTTTTGCGGTTAGTGCATTGTAAACATATGCTCTTCCTCTTACTGCCTTTCTAGGTAGTAATCTTACTAAAGGTGTTTGTCTTACAGTTCTATCAACAACTGATGGATCGAAGAAACTTGGCATTAAACCATAAGCAGTTACTGTTCCACCACTTGTGTGACCAAATGAAGGTGCTTTTGTTAATGTACCCATATATTCTTTTCCCATTGCTACTAATTTCTCGTCACAATCTTTCTTACCCCATCGAATTCCACCATAATAGGTTTCGTCTTCTACGACTCCCATTTTTTGGAATCCTTGGTCAAAAGCGTAACCTGCGTCGGTATTTCCGATTTCGCTTTTCATAAATCCTGCTTCCATTTTATTTTCCTCCGAATTGTTTTATTAGAACATTGCTTAGTGTTGGTTCTAATTCCTTTTCCACTACTTTTGGTTCTACTGTTGCTTTTAATACCGCCTTCTTTTTTAACTCTTCCAACTCTTTTTTTAACTTTTGAAGTTCTAGTTCTGTTGCTGATTTCTCAGGTGCTACTACTGGTTCTTCAGCTTTTGGTTCTTCTTCAACTGCAGGTTCTTCCTCTGCAACTGGTTCTTCAACCTTCGCTTCTTCCTCAGGAGCTTGCTCATCTGGAACATTTTGAACTTCCTCTTCAACTTTCTCTAATTCCTTATCCATTTTTGTTTCCTCCTTACCATCCATATTAATATCAAAGCTACGAGCTATTGCTGCAAATGCGTTCCTATTTGATTGTATAGGCACCCATGTTGCTTCAACTAACTCAGCCTCTGTGTGAACAGTAAATGATTTTCCTTCTATCTTTCGCTCTTCTTGAGCTTTTGGAATTGCACCGATAGAAATACCAGGATTTAGTCCTTTAGCTAATGCTTCTTCGACCATCCCTTTAATTTGCTGTGCCATAGGATTGCTTTTAAAGAAGAATGGTTTAGCAACGAGTGCTGTATGCCCTTCTTTTTCGACAACCTTAAGGTCAGTCCATCCGCCAATAAAATTCTCCATCTTATTAGTATGATTAGCTAATGCTGGTAAAACACCAGACTTAGCCCATTGTTGTAATAATGATTTATCCATAAACTCCATATCACGATCTAAAGAAGTATCAGATAATATTCCCACCATTTCACCAGAATTTATATCCTTTGTTACAGGACACCAGAGTGAAAGTTTATTTTTAGTTTCCATTTACAGCCTCCAAAACAGTTCTATTTAAAAAATGATGATAAGCTTTATGCTCTCCACAATTGTTAAAAACATATATATTTTCAATAGAATTATTTATTTTATTGTTATCTAAGTGATGAACCACTTCTTTATCTTTAAGATACCTTCCAAGTTTTTCTTCTGCAACTAATCTATGTTTGGCTACATATCCTTTATTATTCTTATACGGATGATTATCAGCTTTAACAAATAAATACCCACCCCTAAATAATTGTCCAGCTTTCCATGCTGGATTTTTAGTTAATCTTTTCGAAAGTGATTTGGCTTGATTTGGTTTTGAAACGCCCCACTTCCTTAAATATTTAAAAATAGTTCCAGAAGTACAGTAATATAATTGTGAAATTTTATCCATGGAATAGTGTTTATTAACATATAAGTCAATGATTTTTAATTTATCTTTTTTCACGTTTTCTTTTACCATATTATATATCACCTTGTTCAAGTATTTAAATAAAGTTTTTATTCTAGGTCAAATTCAATGATAGACCTACAATTTGGTCCGTGAGGAGGGTGTTCATAAGTCTTACCGGAGCTATGTTTAAAGATACCATGTAACTCTTCGGTTTGACCATCTAATTCCTTACAAATTTGAGTTGTTCTATCATCTACAAATGAAACCCACTTCTTCTTACCTTTTAACCCTGAATCTTTATATGCTGATAATTTACCAGCATTAATGAATCTATTACTCTCAGTTCTGGCAATCCTCATTGCTCTACCTTTAGTAATTTTACCTTTAACCTTGCCACCTTTGTTCTTAATGAATTCAGCTTGTATGTCCTTACGAATCTGGACAACACCTTGTTTCTCATTAATACCATTGGCTACAATGTTACTAACATTGTTCTGAACATCTTGTGCTACTCCTTTTAATCCTTTCCATCTTTTGCCATCAATAGTAAACCCATCAAGTTGTCTATCTGCAAATAGTTTTACTTTTTTATCAAAATCTACTCCCACACCAATATCCATGTTCAACTCTTCTTCCGCTGCTTTAATTCCTTTCTTAACATCTAATTTAATAACACGCTTTAATTTGGTCATAAACCCAGCTGTATTAACAGTATTAAACAACCTACTAATAAAGTCCCCAAAAGACTTATCAACATAATCTTTTTGTATCTCATCTTTCAATGTCTCCTCTAAGAAGTTTAAGATTGTCTTTTCCCATTGATTCATTTTGAACCTTAGGAATTCAACATAACCATCAGCTTCATCTATCATCTCTTCACCAGCATCAATTTCAACCTCTTTCGTTAATGTATCAGGTAAATCTAAGATTTCTTCCTTTTTCTCTTTTAATGGGACAGCATCATGTAATATACTACGCTTGAAGTCTCTGACCGCTTCTTCAATAGATGCTTCGTATTGTTCACCAAATTGTTGAATTACACTCTTAGGGACCACTGTAAAATATTCCCAATAATCAACAGACCTAATAAATAGAGTAAACTGGTTGCCTTCTTCAAGATAGTGCAATATACGCTTATCTTGTTGACGTGGATTCTTTTCCACAATTTCCATAAATTCGTTGTATTCTAATTCTAACATTTTATTCACCTATTATTGATACATAATCTATATACAAATCGTGTGATGCATTACCACTTGTTGGGTGATAAAATCGTATCCACACTTCATCACTTCCACTAATGTAATCAGCGAGTATTGTCGCTTGTGATACAGGCATATCTGAATATCTATAATTGTGTCCTAATGCAGTTCCTGGTAAATGCCATAAGTTACGCCAAGTTGTGTTGGTGTGGTCATAAATTTGTATTTGACAAACGTGAGTTGCAGAACCAGCATAATAAGCAGAGATTCCTACCCTGCAGAAATTAGCAATACTAGTAAATACAAACTTAACATCAAACCCTGGAACCCCAGTAACTTCTGTAATGTGTACTTCACTTCCATCTTGCCAAGTTTGTGTACTAGCAACATTACCAGAAGTTAAAGTTCCAGTAGTTACAGTCATTGAGTTTGCTGTCTTTCTAGTGACCACTAAATCACAAGGTGTGTTATCTTTTGAAATTAAGGTCTTACTTGCATCTGTCCATACTGGCTTTGATGCAGTCAAGGTATCAACATTAACGTCATCACCGAATTTAAAATAATCTTCATCCTCCATCCAAGTAATAATACCATCATTGGTTTCACCATCAAATACTATTGAATAATCTATTCCTGCGGTGCCTTCACCAATAACAACTTCCCCTCTTGTTCCCACACCATTTGGTGCTCCTCCGATAAATACTAAATTACCACCAGCACCATTACCACCAGCACTGCCCCCGCCCCTAAATATAATCTTCGTCCCATTGCCTGTTGGGGCAACAGATGCACCATAACCAAATACATTACCTGTTGGAGCCACTGCTGCTAAATCGGTCTCTGTAATTATAAAATGTAATTGATTATTAAATAATAACCCAAGACTACCTTTAACTGTTCCACCAACTGGTTGATAATTTATTATTCTAGTTGATGTATCATATCCTGCAGCACCATCCCATCCCTCAGCGTTCAAATCTATATAATATGATGACACCCCAAAATTCACACCTGTTGCAACACCATCTTTAGGAATAGAAATATCAGAAGGAATCTTAGTTGTTAAAATACCACTAGCATAAGTCCATTGAGTAGCATCAAACTTACCTTCAAAAGGATTATATGTGTAGGTCATTATGATTTAGTAACTGTTGCAATTCTATCACTAGCATCATAAGTAATAGTAACTGTTGCCACAGTTGTTCCTCCAGATCCACCAGTCTTATAAGTTGCAGTCTCTATCTCACCCGCTCCATTACCTGCAGCGACATACGTTAATGCAATATAATCAAATTCAACATCTATTAAACCAGAAGGACTAACAATATTACCAGAACCATCAACTTGTAGAACTCTTCTTGCAATTGCGTCATCTGCATATGATGCTCGGTTCTGGTCAACAGCTGCTTTAGTTGAATTGCTGTTTGCCATTTTTCATGAACCCCTTAAATAATTTCTTATACAGCTTTTGTGATTCCCTATCTTCTTTCTTTTCGTCCTTATCCTTTTTCTTATCTCTATCTTTCTTCTCTTTGTCTTTAGGATCTTCTTCTTCGTCCTCATCGTCACCACCAATAGCACCACTATCAATCATCTGTTGTTGCATCATCATTGCCATTGGCTCGTCACCCCAATCGACAGGCTCTAAACCTTCTATTGCTCGTACTTCATTAATGGTTATTACATTAGCTGCAAGCTTTGCCATCATTTGTTCATGTTCTATCTTTTCAGCTGCATCATCACTAGGGAACCATTCAAACTTAATCTTATCGTGACCTATTAATTCGTTACGTATCTCGTTATTAATCTTCTGTGCTATCAATTGTAAATATGGCTTAATAGCATTCTTGATTGTTATTCGTTCTTGAGACTCACCAGTACTCTTATTACTATTCTCATAGAATCCTACTTCTTGAGGACTTAATCCGTATGCTCCAAATACAACATGGAAATACCACTTTTGACCTTCCAACCAATCCATGTCTTTATTAGAAGTAGCAAGGGGGGTAAAGGAAGACTCAGAGTTATGGAAGACAAGTTTGTGGGGTTTGCCCTTAACTTGTTGTTCCCATGCTGATTGGAACGTCCTTAAATTATCCAAGTCCATATTAACATTAACGATACCGTCGGGTGTAGCGTTATTAATAAAGAACTCTTTGTTATATCTTGTGGACTGGATCATAACTTCAACTTCTTGTTGTATGCTTTGTAGTGGTGACCATCCATATGGTGGTGATTCGGTCAATGTGTTAATCTTACCATATATGATTTCTTTCTTCTCGAATGGTATTGGTGCACCTTGTACTTGCCTAAAACTATATTGGTAGTATGCTGGTACTGGATTACCATCTCCATCTTCACCTAGAATTCCATGCTCATTAATATTCATTAAGAATCTTCCACCATCATAAGAAAACAATTCAACAATCTCGCCACTTACATTATGTCCTTTATATACAACCCCAGAATCAATCTCTAATACATCTCTTAAGAATGGACCCCATATATCCCAGAAAGCATCACCATTACGATTTGGATTTATCAATAACGTCTTTAACTTCTCAATATCCGTACTATAATCTTGTTCGTCTTCTTCATCCGTATTAACAACATCCCAATCAATAATCATCAATTGTTTTATGATTGCATTTACAACCATCTGTACCCAACAAGATTTAGCGTATTGTCTTACCTCTAGGAGATTAATCCTACGTGGCACTCCCAACATTGGATTAAAGAACCATGTCGGTAATACAGGTAAGTCTGCTGTAGGTGTTATTTCTCCAGCGTTAAATAATCTTATATCTTTTGCAAGATATTTCTTTGTGTTTTTTATTAAGTCTAGGATTCCCATGATTATAAAACCTACACGGGAATCTCACCCGAGCAGGAAAAAGAGGTGATTGACTACTAAGTAGCCATCCGATAATACCCCGAATTAACGAGTTATTAAGAGACAATACTATAAATACACGTTCAAGTATTTAAATAAAGTTTTTTTTATCCAAAGAACCAGCCTATTTGTTTACTTCTCAATCCATGAGCAGCACATGCCAACGCATCACAAAAGTCATCACGATTACCCTCGCCATGATGCAACTTAAGATTGCCAGACTCTGTTGTCTCATAACGAAAGTCTTTTAATTGGAATATTAACTTCTTATGATTAGGTATTAATAGTTTGCCTTGCTCCATTAATAGTTTTAGGTTACTGAATATATCCATCTTATTCTTTTGTGTGAACGTAACACCAATAACAATATCCACACTATCATGAGGTGTCTTATATGTATCTTGCTTTAATGTCTTAGGTGGATTAAGATCTCTACTAAGCACATCAGAAACACCAGCACCTAGTCCAGTGCTATCACATATTATCTTTTGGAACTTAAATCGGTTATGTAAATATTTAATATAGTCAATAGCTTCGTCCATGGTATTCTTAGGTATCTCTTTAATGAATACCACTTTATGTGGATCTCCTTTCTCAATTATAACGAATACAGAACTATCTTCGCCTGCCCTCGCAAGGTATATGCAATAAAGAGGGGTTACCTCATTATTTCTGCACCAAGGACATATGTTTTGTTTATCATTTTAGTCTTTGTGACAATAATTACAAAGCGTTAATAAATTGCTTTTTTCATTGTTTTTACTTTCCCTCCATGGTATTATATGATGAACATGTAATCCTTTTGTCTTTTTTAAACCACAATTTTGGCACGTGTAATTATCACGTTCTAATATTGATAATCTTAATTCCATCCATTCTTTGTAATTGTCTCTATAATCTCTTTTTGATGGGCCACCTTTCCACATAGGGTTTTTTTCTCTAAATAAACCATATTTAACTTTATCTGGATTTTCCTTTTTAGTTAATCCTTTATTCCATGCCTTTTTTCCTTTCTGTCTTTTACTTTGTAATTTGGCCATCCTATATTTATATAATATAACTTTTGGATGATCATTACCCAATACTTTCTGCCAAGGAACATTACCTTTTAAAGATTCTTGTGCCTTTTTTCTTATATGCTCATTCCACATTGGATTATTATGTAAATTTTTATATGTTGTTGCACAACTCCTACCACAAAACTTTCTATTATAACTTGGTGGTGCATTAAATTCTTTTTTACATTGTTTACAAATATTTATTGCCATACTTAATAGGGTATGAGTTCAAGTATTTAAATATTGTTATTGCAAGGTCCGCCCCTAATACATATGTTGGCATATTTTCCTCTCATCTTCTATATGTGGTGTGTCGTCTTTACTATCTTTAAATTGTGTACACGCTTTCTTCTCGTCCCAATAATAGTAGCACGTCTTACCAAACTCTTTATAGTTCCAACACTTATCACATATCATCATATCATTCCTCATATAATTTATTTACTTTTTTGCAATAAACACAAGTACCAAATATTTTATAATCAGTATAATATAGTTTATTAAAAGTATTACAAGCACAAGCTTCACAAGTTATTTCATCATACATTATATTTCACCCAGCATTTCATAATCACCAATACACTTATCAATTAACTCCCATGAGAAGAA